CCTATGTTTGAGGCGGTCTATAATTACTCGTGAGGCATTACTTGTTAATGTCATTCTCTTATCTATTCCATCCCTTGTCTATTCCATCCTCAAGTACCTTATCATTATATAAGCGGTCAGGAACATTCCGAACTTTAACCAAGTCTTTGTCTTGCTTGGCTGCTTCAACTAAGTCTTTGTCTAACCAGACCCCACCGTGGTCGCACACATCTTCAAACGCCTTCCACAGTCTCTTAAACTTTCTATTGTAAAGGTACTCGATACCTATTAAGATGTTGCTGAGTTCATCTTCGTCCATCTGGTCAGGAGAGTCTAAATACTCCTCGTATGCCAGTTTGATGTCACTGGTTACAGACCAACAATCCATAATTCTTTCTTCTAGTGTATGTGCTATATTATTCATACTTGATTCCATTAGTATAGTTGGGAAGCCCCGTCCATTCGAACGAGACCCCAAGTGTTTTTAGACGAGGTTTGTTTATTATACCTCGAACCAACTAAAGAACAAAATCACCACAGTAACCGCAAGGAAAACCGTCAGCGACTTATTCTTTAGAACCTTATCAATATATTCTTTCATTTGTTTTTCACTCCTTTTATTGTTAAGTTTAACATCTATCTCCCGCAGTATTTTATCTACTTGTTTCTGTAGAATGGGTATCTGCACCCTCTCTTTCCAAAGTTTCTTAACTAAATTTACTTTCATCTACATCCTATTACATATAAGCATTTGATTTATCAGAGTGGTCAGTATAATCTAAAATACCAATCACTTCTGGATAGAGCCTTTTAAGTTGTCCCTCTATTCCGTCTTTCAATGTTATTGCTACAGAGCTACATCCTTGACAGCCCCCTCCAAAATTTAATATTACTTCATTCTTTTTGGTAACATCTATTAGTTCACAGAAGCCACCGTGGGAAGCGAGGCTGGGATTAATTGTAGTAACAATAGTATATTTTATTTTCTCTTTGAGTGTAGCACTATTACTTGGTGCTTCACCTTTAGAGTTTGGTGCTTTAATAGTCAGTTTTTTATTAAGTCCATCTATTTTCAATGCCACACTAGAATCTTTTAAATGTTCATTGTGTGATGTAGAAATATAAGTATTGAAACCCTTGTACTCATATTTTTTATAATTTTCTGGAATATCTTTTGGTCTACAAAAATTAAATGTTACATTTGCAACGGGTGTTCCTACTTTTTCAACCTCTACTTTTAAACCTAGCTCTTCACTTTGTTCTTTAAAAAGGTCAGCAATATATTTTTCAGCTTCATCTGTAATATTAAACACAGCTAATCTTTTTCTAAGTTTCTCGTAGAAAATCCAATAGCTACTCCACTATCCACTCTTTCAAAATTAGAACCTAGTTCTTTTTTGTATACATATTCCATAAACTCTTCAGAATCATCATCCTTTCCAGTTGACTTTAAGATTTCATCTTCAGCTTCTTCACCTAAATCTCTTTCATATACCATACTAGACTCCTTCTGTAATTTTCTTATGTATTCGTCTGGTGTCACTAACATAAGGTTTTCCACAGTGTGTACAAAATAATTTCTTTGGTTTCCAGTTATCTGTGTTAGCTATAGACCACCAACCCTTGCATTCTTTACAACTGAAATGCCAGATTGTTTCTTTATTCACCGAATCCATCTATTGCTTTTGGTGATAAGAAACCTTCTCTCTGTTCAGGTGTCATCTTTTGATACTCAGCCAAGGTTTCTATCCAAAGTTCATCACTAAGTTTATGCCATCCTACACACCTTCCAGTGGGTGAACGACCACAACTACATCTAAAATTTTTATGTGGTGGGATAACTTTTAAAACTGTCATACTAACCATCCTTTTCTTAAGGCTTCTAACCACACAACGACATAGATTAGACATCCTGTACTCGCTGACGCTAATAGTAGATAAATAAAATTAAAAAGCGGTTTCATATAAGATAGCTTTCGGTGAGAAAATGTCAATAAATATTGTTTTAAAAAGTTCATTCTACATCCCTATCCTCTTCGGTTAAATCTACCATCTCACATAAATCCCCAGTACACGCCATAGTTTTCATACCCTTTGTAGTGTCTGAGAGTTCGTATTCTTTGATTCTATCCCAGTTAACAGAATCAGGCATAGTAGCAAGAGCCTTAAGATAGACCTCCTCAGTACAGTCCTCGTATGGAGCTTGTTGATAACTGTGGTCTGAGTGTGGTAAGAACGAAACACCGCTAACTCTATCAAAATTCTCGTACACCCACGCACCAACCTGCATCCATTCGTGTTCACATACGCTAATAGTTACGCTGGGCTTATGTTCACAGTAGTATGTCTGATAGATGAGCCATAGTTCTAACTGTTCTATAGCTGTCTTATCATCTCTCAATACTGCATTCTTAGGTGCTTTCATAGGAAATGTAAACACAATAACGCTGTCTGGTTTCATAACATCAGGTTCACAAGGCACACCTTCATCTTTCATCAGTTGTGCGATAGGGTCTTTAATGTCCGCCCTAACCCTACGCAAGTAGTAATCGTTGTGTCTCGGATGAATGCCTGACGCTGAATCTACCAGTTGACTTACAGTACCACTGGGTTTTATGGCGGTAATAGATGTAGAATGGTTGATTCCTAATAGACCAGCCCATTCCTTATTAGTCTTTATTGCTTCTCTCTTTAAGGACAACAGAAAATCCGGGAGACTTAGTTTGCCGCTGTTCCCCTCACACACAGCCACACCTTTATTATCTCCATTCATAAAAGCGTTATCCATTATACCAGTTAATGACACTCCAAGCAAGGCTTCTTCTTTTGTGTTTACTGCCCATTTCTTCCTTAATCTTCGGATATTAGTAAGAGATGCTTGAAATGTGCCTAAAATAGTAGCGAGTTTGACCTTTCTTTTGATGTCCTTCTGTGTATCTTCTGCTCTAATCACTACCTCTGTCAGATTACAGAACTGTCCATCCCTAAGTATAATCTCTGAGCAGGGGTTACACCCAAACTCGTGTTCAGTATCTCTTCTGCCACTCTTAGCCACCTGTTTTATTGCGGCTTCTCTATTGAAGATGCCGCGCTCACCTGATTTAGAGTCATAGAGTGCTGTCCATTCCTTCATAAAGATACCCATATCAGGTTTCTCTGTATAGCAGACAGAGTTATTACTCAGTGCCATTTCTGGAGTGTCTATCCACCACTGCCCAGTCTTCGCATTACGCATCCTGTCATCAGTTAGATTAGATAGACTGATAAGTGCTGACCTGCGAACACCCCCAACCACCACAACCTCCGCTATCTTACACATCAGTCTGTGACATTCGTATGAATTTAGTTTCCTGCCCACAGCACCACGAAAGATGTTAGTAGAGAAATGAAACAAATCGAGTAGTGGCTCAGGACCACTGGCTCTACCACCAAATGTGTTGAGCCTAGAACCTTTAGGTCTGACCTTAGATGTATCCCAATTAGGTATCTCACCATCAAATAAATAACTGATTAGTTTTCTGAATGATGACTGCCAGCCTTCCTTGCTATCCTGTACCACAATAGTATCATCAACATCTACTACCTGCTCAGGTATCTCAGGTAATTTGTTGATGAATTGTCTTTCGACACTAAAGCCTACACCAGTACCGTGCATAAGAATGTATAAGCACTCATCGAATGCCTTCGGGTGGTCTACACTCAGGTAGGCACAGTTATAACCAGCTATGTGGTTCTTCTCTAGTGCTGGACCTGCTGTCATCAACGCCCTCATACTAGGCATAACCTCAAGGTTCAGTACCGCTTCTTCCAGCATCTCCCTAGTCTTAGGAACTAATTCCTGATTAGTGTTTTCTTTCAGGTGTTCCTCCATAAAATCGAAGTAACGAGCGACAGTCTCTTCCCAAGTCTCTCGTCTGTTTTCTTTGGGTAGCCACCTAGCGTATCTGCTGAGTGCTATAAAATTTTGATAATCATTAGGTAGTGTCTTCAATAAAGTCTCCTCTCTTTTTTTGTTCTTTCTTTTTGTCGTTCATTACTTTAGTATGCCACAGCCTTCTGTGTCTTAAGGCATACTTTAGTTTGTTCTTTATTATGTGTGGTTTAATCTTCATCTACAGCCTCTATTTCAATGTTGACCATCTTCTTACCCTTATCATCTAAGTAAGTATTATATTTTAATCTTCCATTCCTGTGCATAAGAATAGCATCTGTTATTCCTCTGTTATAGCACTTAGTTCCGTGCCTCCATAATATCAACGCGCCTATTATTAGTAAGGATGACATTAATAGTATGAAGTTCTCAATTGATATCATCAACATCTGCAAACTCCTCTCTCTTTGAAATTAATCTATCCTCGAACTCTTGTAAAATATCTTCTGTTTCGATATCTAATATCTCACACAGAGTACAAGGGTCTATGTTCTCTTGAACTATACGTTCTTTTAATTCATTCAGGGTCAGTGCCATCACCCCCCTCCTCCTGTTTTATAAGTTTATCTAAGTACCACTTAGCCTTCTTCAAGTCACACACACCATCCTTGAACCTCCATCTGCAGATATACTTGCAAATATTGGATGTTAGATAATCCATTTTTTGGTCTATAATAAAATCTATGACCTCAATCTCACCTTGCTTGTAATAGACAGGATTAATGTTGTCACTGGTGACATCTTTTGGTGTGTGTAATACTCCCTTGTAAGAAACTTCTAATTCTTTGTCCATTCTTTTAGTTCCTTTATTTGTTTAGTGGAAAATATTTTAATGTCATACTTAGCACACCACTGAGTGTAAGTAATCTTGTTCCCCTTAGCTACTTTGGAATCAGGGCGGGGCATTAAGAAGATTAGTTCCTTACCCTCAAACTTTAGTTGTTCATCAATAGCTCTATACTTCTGTCTGTCCCCACTCCTGAAAAACCCTTTAACCTCGATATAGAACTTACCCTTAACAAAATCAGGGGTGTAGTTCTTTCGTATCGTATAGGCTAACCTACAGGGCTCATACTTCCACTCATTACCTAGTTCTAGATAACATTCCTTCTCTAACTTAGACCGAAACTTTATTGCCATCTCTGTCCACCTCTATAACATTAGGAGTATTTACGGTCTCAACCAAATATCGTGGTCCATTAGCATAGATAAATGTTCTGAGGTCATCACCCCAACATTCGTGCTTGTAAGCACAGTAACTACAGCCCACGCCTAGTTTCATATTACCCGACTTACCATCAGGGACTAGCTCATAACATCTCTTAGGTGGCTCGGCTAACTTAACTACATTCTTGATAGCCTTAATCCTTTCTACTATCGAGAAGAAGTTTAGCTTAGTCCAGTACCACTGAGACTCATCCTTCATATCATACTTCAAGTATGTCAGGTGTCCGTTAGTCTTATCCATAACTAACCAGCCCATCTCTGTCGCACCCTCTGAATGAGCATAGCCTTTGATTTGGTCTATATATCCAAATGGGTCATCATTAATAAGAGAACCATCCTTGAATTTTTTGAACCCATAAGGTGATGATGACTTAACATCAGTCACTATGCCATCTATCTTACAGTCCATAGAACCCTTAATCCCCTCTACCTCTGCTCTCTTCTGTGTATCAGTAACCTCGTGCCCTGATAGTTTAGCTAGAGCCAGTACCATCTCTTCAATCAGATGACCATAGAGAAACTTGATACGAGTGTGAGGCATAAGCTCCTCACCCTTGTACCCGTTGTAGGAATACCACAGTTGTCTATCCTTCTTACCTATGTTAGACATACGAAGTTTACGCCTATCAAACTTACTCTCTGTGATGTTGTCGCGCATCATCTGTTTACAATTTTCACCGAAGGTTTCTATTGCTTCTTCGACATCTACACCGTCAGGAATTTCCTTGGTGTCTATCATATGATATATGTCTTTTACTAATGTGTCTGTACTCATACTCTTTGTTCCTCTTTTAATTATTGTCCTTTATATCCAAACTCTTCTACTTCTGTTCCCATCTCTACTGAAGAGTGATAACACCCTGTAGGGAAATCTTCACAATCAGGAAAAGAAAAGCAACCCAAATGTTTTTTTTCATATCCAGTTAAGGGGAGTCCATCTGCTGATAATTTCTCAGCAAAAGCCAAAGAAAATTTAACAAATGTCTTTCTTTCTACAGCATTCATTGGTTTAGTTGTTGAGGGGTCAAACCCTAGTGTGTCTGTTGCCACGTTTTACCTCCTTGGTGTCTATCATATGATATATGTAGCTTACTAATGTTTCTGTACTCATACTCTTTGCTCCTCTTTGTTTAAATAAAATAAAACTTTCTCTATTGATTCTGCTGTATCACCTAGCTGACCTATAGACCTATTACATTTGTTACATAACACTCCTCTAAATCTCATAGTCTTGTGGTCGTGGTCATAACAAAGGCTATCTTTACTACCACAGACTTGACACTTATTACTACTAGACATTCTCTTTTGATACTCTTCCAGTGTTATGCCATATGCTTTTGTTGCATAATGTTTTTGTCTTTTAAAGAGAACAACTTCACTGTTGTTGTCCCTCCACTTCTTATCCCTTTTGTTCTCACACTTATAACATAAATTTCTTCTGTTGTGAGTGTGTCTTTTACATACTACAAATAGATTTAATTCCTCCTCAGTTTTTGCAGTCGTATTACAATCTCTACAGGTTCTTAGTGCGTCTTCTCTATTCTTACTATCTTTTGTAAACCTTGTTATAAAATCATCTATTCCATTAGACCTATAATGTTTCTTAGGGTAACTGTTTTCTACGCGAGGATGCCACCTTCCAGTTGTATAGTAATAAGCATACAATTTATCTTTCTCTATCCATAACATAGAAGCACCCTTCTTAACTTCATATTCAATACCTTTAGACTTTAAGTATTTCTCAACATCTTCTAAAGTTTCATTAGTGTCCCTTCTAAAAATAACCTTACCTTTAGAATTAACCCTATCAAAACGATAGCCACTTTTTAGTGTGTCTGTACTTTTCATTATACTTTCTCCGTTTTTAAAGCTGATTCGATTATTAAATGTTTTTTAATTAAATAGGCTTTCTTGTAATAAGTATCTCCTCGACCCTTGAAACAAGCTACTGTTAAGTTATTATTTTTAATTACCTTATGTAATAATTTTGGTGTTGTTATAATAATTTCTTTCCCAGTATGAAATACCCACCTATATGCTTTAGTAGTCATTAAAGCAGAAGGCTTGTTGTTATACTCAACCTCAACAACAATGTTACCAGTTTTCTGTGACATAGGGTCATATTTAACTTCAACACCTTTATCTTCTGAAGGAATATAAATATCCCATTCTTTACAATACCCATCAACTATGTGTGCGTCAGGATATTTTTTAATAACTTTCTGAAGTATTTCTTTTTCTATTTTCTGACCTCTCGCAAGGTCTTGTTTAAAGGAGCTCTTTAGTGTGTCTGTTGCCACGTTTTACCTACCTTATATTGACCGTCCAAAGGACAGTTCAGTTTAAAATACTCACCCGCTTGTACGATAGACCCTACCGCTAGACCACCGAAGAAATCCGCTTGGTCTTCCCTGACCTCGCATTGAAAT